ATTATACAACATATTCTCAATCACTTATGGATTCATATGCTTCTAAAAATAAAAATATGAACTGGACTTTTATGGATTATCAGTTAACTAAATTAACTCTCGCAAATTCAGTTGCTGGTGAGAATGTTATTCGTAATGTCGGCGGAGCAGGGCGACTTGTTCCAAGAATGTTTGTTTCTATTGCTAATGATGGAGCAAATCCTTCTCATAGAATTGTCAATCGTTATAGTTCCGAAGCTAATGCTTCAACCGGAGCAACATACGGACAACTAACTTCTAATATCAAAAAGAATGATAGATTTATATTTCCTATTGATAGAAGCAACACAGCACTTCATTTTCATGGTCTTGCTGATGCCGAAGGTATGGTGCCTTTTGTACTCCGTGATGAATATTCTCGTCAAGGAGGAAGAATTGGAGATGAGTTCTTCGAAGTAAATGCTCAAAATGTGAATCTTCAAGGTAAATTCTTTTATACAGCATATAAAATGCCTGATGGTGAGAGAGTAAATAGCAGAGGTTTAGAGTTACATTCCAAGATGGTTTCTCTTCCAGCTGGTTCTTACACTATGAGATGCTATATCGAAGCAATTAAAGTTGCAACATTACAAGATGGAGTATTCAATTGTTATTATGCTTAAATTTATATTATTATAAATATCATTTTATTAAAGTGACCTCAAAGACCTCAAAGTCCTCAAAGTCCTCAAAAATATTTATAGTTTCCAAAAAAACAAATAATTCATTTAATAGAATTACAAAAAACAAAACAAAAAATATTGCCGAGAAATTCAGGACATTTTGAGGTCTTTGAGGACTTTGGGGACATCTATATTTTTTCTATAAGATATATAAAGAAATAATTATTATATAATATATATATATATATATGAATATATTAGATTTATGTGATGATATATTAGAATTAATACAACTCCAAATGAAATTGAAAAAAAAAGAAGAAGTTCAAAAAGGATGTAAGAATCATATGTTACATCATATTATTTTAATAAATGAATGTACTGAAAATATGATTAATGTTCTTTATAAAGATGAGGATGGATGTAAATGTCCATTTTTAGATGATAGTTATGTATATGAATATTTATTGTATGAAAATTTGGAAGAGTTAATGAATGATCTCCGTGATCCATAATATTTTTTTATAATTTTTTTTTTAAAATAAAAATCTTAATTAATTATAATATGTCAGAAGAAAATATTAAAGATTTAATTAAGAAAGCAAGACCTAATATCAAAGAAAACTCAATTAAGATATATGTTTCTAATCTTAATAAATTAAAGAATATGTTTGAATCAGATAATTTTGATTTTTTAAAAGATGAAAAAAAAGTTCTTGAAAAATTATCAAATTTGTCAGATAATACAAAAAGAAATTATTATAATGCAATATTGATATATTTAATGTCTATAAATAAAGATAATAAACATGATGATAACATAAAAATATATAGTGATTTGAGAGATGATTTAAATAAAAAATATGAAGATCAACAAGCCACCGGAACAATATCTGAAAAACAAAAAGAAAATTTTGTTGATATTAAAGAGGTTTATGATATGATTGATAAAATAGGGAAAGAGATAAAAGATAAAAAAATAAAAAAGAAAGAAGATTTAACAGGGAAAGAGAAACAATTATTAATGATATATATTATATACAATATATATGTGAGGTTGCCATTAAGAAATGATATAGCAGGAATGGAAGCAATATCTAAAAGAAGATATAATAAATTAACGGAAGAAGAGAAAAAAGCAAAGAATTATTTAGTTGTCGAAAAAGGAAAAATGATGATGATATTAAATAAATATAAGACATCTAAAAAATATGAAGAAAATAAAATTGAAGTGCCAAAAGATTTAGAAAAGTTATTGAGGTTATATATTAGAATTAATGGAATGGGAAAATTATTCACAACCTCAACAGGAAATGAATTATCAAGAAATGCTTTAAGTCAGTTACTATTGAAGACATCACAAAAATATATGGGAAAAAATATCAGTACAACTATGCTCCGCAAAATTTATTTATCATCCAAATATGCTGATGTTAAAGAAGAGATGAAAAAGGATGCTAAAATCATGGGGCATAGTGTAGCAACACAGCAAAAAGTTTATGTTAAAAATGATGGAGAAGAAGATGAATCTAACTAAAATCTAATTTAAAATTTCCAGTTCTATAAATTAATCCTTTAACTTTTTTATTTTTCAATTTGTTTTGAGCTTTAATGTCCAAATCTTTTTGGACTTTAATTGATATTTCCGGATAATATATTTCACTAATTTTCATATCTCCTTTCATTAATTTACAACATCTTCGAACACTTGGAATATCTCCAAATTGTTTTATAAAATTCATATGAATTTTGATTTCATCAATAGATCCAAATATTGTGTTTTCAATACAATATCCAGTTTTACAATAATGGATTATTTCTTTACATAATCTCAATATATCATTCTTATCTTTTACAGATAAAACTTTATTTGGATTTGGTTGACTTAACATATTCTTTAAGTTTTCTAAATCCTTATCTTTATAAAATTCAGAAGATTTAAAATCTATAATATTATCATTTATTAAATATTGATTTAATGATTTAATTAATTCATTTTTATTTAATGCATCATAATTCGGAATATTAATTTTTAAATCAGAAATAATATCTTTTAAATCTTGTTTGGAATATGTTTTATGAATCATCTTTTAATATTAATAAATAAAAAAAAAATATATTTTATACAATATAAAATGCCATATAAATCAGGAAAGTTAAAAGGACAACTGACAGCACCTGAACTCCGTCGAATGATTAAAGAACACAATAAGCTAATGTCTATTAAAGTACCTCCGAAAACAGATAGAGATGGTTTAATTAGTTTAATAAATAAGAATGGTTATAAAGTAGATCATGAAAAAAAGAAATTAGTTCCAAGTGTTCAAATGAAAAGAAGACCGACTATAAAACTTCCTCCTGCTCCAACTCCTAAAACAGCAGAAGAAAAAGCACAAGCAAAGAAACAAAAACAAATGAAAGCAGAAAAGAAAGAAGAAGAAGCATTTGAATCAAGAAAGAAAAAGATTGAAGCAGTTAAGAAAGTTAAAGGAATGAAACCCACAAAGAAATCAGATGATAAGATTGAAACATTAGAAGACCTTCAAGCAGTTACTTTAAAATTTATTAGAGATCACAAGCCATGGTTGGAACCCACAAGAATGAGTGGAGCAAAGAATGGATATGAATATTATTTAAAAAAGTTCAAAGAAGATAAAGATTCAGTTAATAAATTAGATATGTTAATATTTAGTATTGAATCAAAGATTGATAATTTTAAAAAGGGAACTGGTGGAATTGTTAATCCATTCAAGAAAGGCGGTGAAGTTAAGAAGCCATTACCTATGCCAAAAGTATCTTATCAATTATATGATAAAATCAAACATCTTAAAAAAAAACTTAAATAATGATAAAAAAACAACAAAAATAACCCAAAATATATGTATAAAACTTAAATTATGTCTATAATACTTAAAGAAATATAATAAAATTATAATTTTATTATGTTTTTAAGTGTTTTTTAGTCATAATATTAGATTTAAAGGGTTATTTTCATATATTTATTATAATAAATTAAGATTTATGTGAATAATTCTTCTCTTTCAGGTTCATTATTTGTTTCAGTATCATCTTTATTTAAATTTTGTTTTTCTTTTTCTTTTGATTCAGTTTTTCCCAAAGCCAATTTATCTTCTTTATAAATAAGCTCTGTATCTCTGACACACTTGATGCAACAACAATCAATTGTTTTACATTTGGATTTGAATATTACAGTTAACAATCCACCCAACGCTCCCATTACAGAAATACAAAATATCATTAATTCTTCTAATGTGAAATCTGCTAACTTTGTCATTTAATAATTATTATAAAGATTTAAATTTTATATTGATATATTTTAAAATGGAAAATCCTTTTGAAAAGAAACCTATTGAATTAGTACAAGATAAAATTAATGATATTAATTCTATATCATTAAGAATTATTCAGAAGATGGATAATATGATTGAAGATTTAAAAGAGATTAAAGAACATCTGAAAAAAGTTGATGATGCTGTTATAGTTGAAAACCCTAAACAGAAAGGATGGTTTTTTAATTAAAATTATTTTCTTTTATTATATAAATGGAAAAAGTTGAACCGGTTCCAATAAGTATTTTAACTCCGACATATAACCGATCTAAATTTCTGCCGTTATATATCGATAATTTAATTAAATTTAATTATCCTAAAAATCTGATTGAATTAGTTATTGATGATGATGGAAAGAAACCTTTTATTGAAGATTTAGAAAATTTTAAAAAACAAGTTCTTCCAATCAAAGTGAAATATTTAAGAAAAACTATAAAGAGAACTATTGGAGAGAAGAGAAATAATTTAGTTAAAAATGCTACAAATAAAATTGTGTGTTTTATGGATGATGATGATATATATCATCCTGAATATTTAATGTATTCTCTACATACTTTAATAACAAATAAAGCTGGAATAGTTGGTTCTAATCAAATGCTTTTTGTTTATCCACATCATGAATATCAGATGACTTATATTGCTTGTGAAAAGAAACATCAGATTCATGAAGCAACTATGATGATGAAGAAAAGATATTGGAAATCAAATGGAGGATTTGCTAAATCAAGCAGAGGTGAAGGGTGTAAGATTATAGGAAATAATGATAAAAATGTTATATTAACTGATATAAGATTAATTATGATTTGTGTTGCTCATCAAAATAATTCAGTTGATAAAGAGATGTTTAATAGAGATGATAATAAATTGGAAAAATATAATGGAGATAAAATGGAAATTTTGAAATCTATATTCCAATAAAAAATATATATAAATACATTATATGGATCAATATACAGATTTAAGAATTGTTGATTGTAACAGATTAAACTCTATTCAATCAAGAAATGGAAATAATGATAATAATGCTTTATATACTAATGATTTGGGTAATGGTATAAAATTAGATGTTGGAGATGAGGTTTCTGTACATGGTGCCTTTATATCTGAAAT